CGAAGCTGTAGTTGTGTAGTAAAGAGAGATGGGTGTAAATCCAGTAGCTGCCATTTTAGTATGTCCCGCCAAATATGCCTGTTAAGGCTGTTAGTGTACCAACATTATTAATATCGTTTGTTGCCATATTCAATGCGCCAGACATAGGTGTTTGACCATCTGAAGCGACTGATTGAGTTAATCCATCAGCTATGTTTTGCATAGTAGTATTAGCCCAACTAGAAGTAATAGTTGTGCCTGTTACTACGGGATTACCCGCAGGGAGGGTGTATGTGCCGCTACCGTTTCTACTCATTTTCTGCTCCTATTTTTCCTGCTCTTACCATTGCGGCTAAATTATTGACATCATTTTTTCTAATTTTAGTAGCTTTGTATTTAGCCATTTGACCAATAGCGGGCGCTACAACAACACCTAGAGGGCCAGCTAAACCAAGTCCTAATAAAGACCCTAAGGTAGTAGCACTAATATTTTTAAGACTATATTTACCAGCTTGCGCTAAGAAATTCTGCGCTCTAGTACCTTTGGCGGCACTTCTAATGGCTTCTTGCTCATCAGGTGTAAACAAGCGCATACGCCTATCATCTTCTGATAATTGTAATAATTTGTTATGCAAATATTGTTCCGTGCTAAGTTTAGAATCCCTAATCTCAGCTTTGTCCAACATATCTTCAAATACTTCAGATTTGCTTAATTTTGTATAAGAATCTCTAGCTTTTTTCCAATCTGCTAAACCTTGTTTGTTTCCGCCAATAATGGAAGAATCAGGCATATTAGCAATGTAATCATCAAATTCTGCTTTTAAATGGGTGGCAACCATTTTTTCATCAGATTCTTTGCTTTTTTGAGCATTTCTAATAAATTTTCTGAGAACACTTAATTCTTCAAAATCTTTAGGAATTTGTTTATTTTGTAACTGGTCTAATGCAACAGCTACTTTAGGCATAGTTCTAGGGTCATAACCTAATCCTCTTAAATCAGAACCAATGCTTTGCATCATGTTGCCAAAATATTCTGGGTTTAATTCAACGCCAGAGTTTTTGGCTTTATTGAAATACTTAGTAGACTCTTGAGCTAAAAACTCAGAAGTAGGTGCAGATTCAATAATAGAAGGCTCTTTGCGCAATGCACTTGCCATTTTATTAGCTACAGGCTCTACAGCTTGTGCAATTTTGCTAGTAACTGGTTGCGCTGCTTGTGCAATCATTTCACCTTCATTACGCAATGCACCAGCCATTCTATTAGCTACTGGCATTACAGATTCTTGCATTACAGGTCGCACATTAGGTGCTTTTTGAATAGCGGAAGGAATAGCGCCAATAGCACCTAAATAAGGAGGAATTTTTGCTGCTTCTAGTGCCCCACCAATAGATTCCAATGCGTTCATAGAAGCAGGTGAAGAAGGTATATAAGGTGCAAATTGCTTTGCTTGTCTGTAATACGCATCCCTAGATTCAGCAGTAGGCATTTTGCCTTGTATAGCACCTTCTACAGCGCTTGCTCCAAGACCATAAGCCATTGATAAAGGCTCTTTAACTGCTCCATAAGCAACAGCAGTAGGCACTTCATACAAGGTCTTTAATTTGTCCATCATTGAAGTTTTAGGTTCTTCAATAGGTACTTGCTTTGGCATTTGACTAGCAACTAATGGCACATCTGACTGTATGGGGTTAGTTGTAGTTTGTGTTTTAGGTGCTGCTTGTGGCTGATACAGTTTTTGCGCTTGTGCAATAACATCTGCTTGACTAGCTCCAACAGGGCCAATCAAAGTTATTTCTTTACCATCAGGGGCAACAACTGTATATTCTTTTTCAGCCATTATTTGTTTTCCTTAACTCTCCAGCCACCTGTGTTGCCACTTGCATTGCCGTCAACAACAGGCGCAGTTCCACCAAGTCCATACAATGTTTGTAATTGATTTAATGCGTATGTATTGGCTTCGTAATCTAATGTTGGGTCTGTAGCGGCTTTTAAGTACATTTGCAATTCAGTATTAGAATCCATTTGCTTAGATGACATTCCAGTTGCTCTAGCAATAGCTTGTAACAATAATGGGCGAGATTGCGCAATAGTGTTTCTAGCAGATTGATTTTCAGTAGCAAAAGTTTTACCCAAAGCCTGACCAACACCACTAGAAGAAAGATAAGCGGGAACATTGCTTAAAGGGCCTTGGCTTGTACTTGTAATACCACCAGATTCTTTTAACAAATTATATTTATCTTTTAATCCAGTAATTAATGTATCTACTGTTTGTCTGCCAATATCAATAGTTTGTGCTTTTTGGTCTGCTGGGCCTCCAGGAATTGCCTCTAAAGAACCATCTTGTTTCATGCGATAGCCCATAGGAACTCTTGATTGAGCTTGATTTGCACCTTGAATAGCCAATGAGCGTTTTTGATATTCATTCATTTGATTTTGGAAATCGTTGAACGAACCTTTAAAATTACCACCTTCGGGTGTTTTAGCAAAATTATATTTAGCAACTTCATCAGGAGTTTTAGGAATCATGTTGCTTAAAATACTTGCTTTGTATTCTTTCCCAACGCCATAAGGGTTGTTTGTGCCAATTTCTCTTAAAGCAGCAGCTAAATCGGGTTTTTGTCCAGGTTGCACAGCTACAGGCATAGGTACATTAGCACCACCTTTGCCAACACCTTGACCATAAGGCCCTGCCATTTCAGTAGTTTGGTCAGGAGTACCAGCAATTAAGTTGGTAATGGCCTGTTCTTTTGTATTTTTAGCATCTCTAATTTTTTGCGCTAATTTAGCAGCTTCTGTATCAGCTTTTCCACCTACATATTGTGATGCAGCAATATTAGCTATAGGAAGTAAATTTTGAAAAAAAGATGTAGGAACATATCTACCACTAACCATTTGGCCTTGTGGTTGTTGCATACCTTGTTGCATTAATAAAGCAGCCATTTGTTGTTGGCGATTTAATGCTTGTTGTTGTGCGTAATCTTCTGGAGACATATTCCCCATATTCATATTTTCCATATTAGATTCCGTTTGTCATCATGTTGCTCATTTCACCAGGCGTCATATTGCTATAAGTATTGCCAGAGCCATAAGTGGGGTCTTTAATAACTTTTCCAAACGAATTAGTTGTTTCACCCAATCCTGGTTGTTTATTTTGACCTCTTAAAGCCATTGCCATAGCCATAGGGTTCATGCCGCCTTGTTGCTGAGTTTGACCAGCTTGCTGTACTAATTGATTTTGTTGTGCAAGTGCAGCATTTTGGTTTTGTTGTTGCTGTGCAATATTTTGAAAAACAGGGCTTAAACCTTGGTCTTGCTGTTGAAAATATGGCGCAACTTGAGTGAAATAGTTGTTATCCATTTAACACTCCATAGTTAACCATTTTAATTCCATCTGCATTAGTGATAACTGCTTCTGGTTGTACCAATTCAACATCTTGTGCCATAACACCAATAAAGCGACCATGCCCTGCTATATCTTTGTATTTAGGCTTGTAGTCAAATTCATATACGGGTAAACCATTAGGCAACCAACCAACATTTTTAATGTTTTCTTTAGTGCGAATGTCAGAAAAAGCCGCAATTCCAGCACCACCAAGCCCCATTAAGCCTTGATTAAAGTTAGATTGTGCTGCTTGACCAGCATTAAAGTTGCCCATTTGTGCGTTATAACCCATTTGGCTTGCACCTAATAAATCAGCACCACCTGTAGTAGCTTGTTGTGCAGAGTTTACAAAAGATGGGTTTTGCACTTGTGCGCCTGTACGCAATGCACTTAATGTATTGAGTGGCAAATTGTAGTTTGTAAGTGCTTGGTTGTAAGCCTGTTGATTTGCTTGCTGACCAACACCAAAACCTTGAGTAGTAGCACCTAATAACAAGTCATTTTCTTTTATGGCTTGTTGACGCATAGCGTTTTCATAGGCTTGTGTACCTGGTGCAATACCTTGGTTTGCCAATGCAGCAGTAGTAGACTCACGACTTTGTGCAAGTTGTGGTGCAAGGCGCTGCATATAAGCATCTTGGTAACTTTGACCAGGATTCATGCCGGTAGATGGTAAATTAGGGTTAAAGCCCTGTCCCATAACATCTTGCACTTGACCTAACTGGGCATTAATAGCAGAACCTAAACCTAAAGAAGTTTGATTCTGATTGTTTAATAATTGCTGACCAATATCAGATAAAGCTGTAGTAGCAGTCCAAGTAGGATTGCCATATGGGTCTGTACCAGACTGTGTGTAATCTAAATTACCATAAGGGGTAACTTGATTTACACGATTGGCAGCAGTAGCAGCCCTAGCTGCTTCAAGATTACCTTGTGCAGTTGCTTGTGCCGCACCACTATAATCTGGCGCTGCTGGCGCACTTGGCGCTGGGCCTAACCCTAAAAATCCACCACCACCCATGTCATTCTCCTCTTGCTGTTCTTAAAGGGCATTTGATGTCAAGAAAGCGACAATCTTCACGCCTCATAGCCATAATCACTAAATCTCCATCCATGTGGGCATCTGGGATTTCGGCTATCACTTTAAAACCAAGGTGTCGGTTCAATCTAAGGGCATCTTCATTACTGCCACATATTTGCCCAATTATAACGCTAACTCCTAGTTTATTAAAGGGATAATCGAAAGCCGCCCACAACAAATCTCGACTCATCCAATTTACCTCATCTACTGCCGCAACGTGCATTTGACACGCTTTTGGCATAAAACTACAAAATCCTACTACAGCTACTAAATTACCGTCTATTTCTTGCCCAATACATACTGTTTCTTCTGGTAGTGGATGGTTCATTATTCTTACTAACCAATCCCCCATGTACTTCTGATTATCAGTAGTAACTTTCCTCAAACTACACCACCCGCTTCCATAACATAATCGGTAGAAGCCCAATGTAACTCAATTCCTCGGCTTGCAGCATTAAGGTTTACAGAACCTGTATAGCCTATACCTGTGACACCTTGCCAAATCTTAGTAGTAATAAGACCATTAGCCCATACATTTCCATCCCATTTAGCTGTGTCCCAAATACCCTCAGATTGAGTGGTTGGGTTAAATGAAACTGCGCCTAATTGAGATTGAGTATCAAAATCAACGCTAATACCACATAAAACGCTTGGTACGCCACCTGTAGACTGTAAGATAGGCCTTACCATGGTGAATCGTTTTAACTGTCCTGGAGAATCAAAATAGCTATAGGCTTGTTGTGCAGTTGCAGTAATGTTTGAATTATCATCAGACAGATTTGAATAAAAAGTGCCTACAAATCCATTACTTCCAAAGTGCATATCTGCATCGCCTGACACTTCCCAACAATAGCCTTGAATATTGGTAAATCTAGCCCAAGATTTAGTAATGGTGTGCATTACATATTGTTCTATTCCAGTAGGTACAGGAATGTTTAAAATTAACATATTTTCGCCAGCAAAATAATTAATTTGCCAACCAAATTCAGCGTAATAAAGGCTTGCAGCCTGTGAAACCGCAAAGTAAATCTTATCGGTTAAGTTAATTCTAGGGTCTAAACGGCTAGATTGTAGAGCAGAAGCTAAAGGCACTAAACCATCTTGAGTAAGCAACAATAAATCACCAGCCCATTTAAAGAAACATCTACGGCTAAAGGTTTGACCTAATTGCCATACGCCTTTTAATGCCCAGGTTGTAGCAGAAGATGGGTCTGTGCCGTTATACACAATGACTTCGCCCATAGATGTTACAAATACCGCATAGTCATCAGCACCTTGTCCAGCGTCTAATGTCCATGTACCCATAGCTTGCAAATAACCAGAATTACGGGCAATACCACCAAAATAAAGGGGTGAAGCTGCGCCACCAATAGAGTCTACTGGCAAATACCAGCAAGCTAATGTGTCTTTTTGAGTGAAATACAGACGGTTTTTAAACAAATTGACATTGACGAATGTATTTGAATTTACGCCAGTAATACCAATAGTTGTATAAGTTCCTACTACGCTTGCATTAGCGGCTGGTGCGGTAGCCATTGTGTAGGTAAAGCTACTTACCCCAGTTACGGTAATGACATAAGTGCCGTTATAGTTTGACTCAGTAGCGCCAGAGATTGTGACTCGATTGCCGGTAATTAAGCCATGCGGTGATGCAGTAGTCAAAGTAGCAGTTAAATTGCCTGTGCCACCCCTTGTAATAGTGCTAATTGTTTGTGCAGTAGTGGTTGTAGCTACATAAAACCATGCGCTACCGTCATAAATCATTACTGGGTCTATGCCATTACAGGCTACTAAGAATTTGCCACCAGTATTAGTAATGTTGACTGCTTGCAATTTATCGCTAGAAATACCGCTAAATACCTTGACCGCAGGGTTAGCTTTAGTTTCCCAAATATCCCCACCGGCTGCTGCAAATAGCTTATATGTACCCGTTTGGGTGTAATTCATTAAAGTATTTATAGGGGTTGTTGCTTGATTTAAGTATGTTCCTACTACAGTTGCATTACCGCTAGGTACGGTTAATGTTGAATATGTGAATTTTGTAGTGCTAGTAACGGTAATCTTAAATACACCGCTATAAGCTGCTGGAGTTGTGCCTGAAATAGAAACATAAGCGCCTGTAGTTAAACCGTGCGCTGTGGCAGTAGTTAAAGTGGCTAATGTGTCTACAAAGGTAATACTGCTAATGGTTTTAACGCCTGTAGCTGTAGTCAATATGGAGGCTACGCTATAGCCTTTACGCATAGTGACATCGGTAGGGGTAGGAAACCAGTTAACTAACTGTACTGCGTCAGTAGGACTCATGTTTGCAAGGGAATCCCTAGCATTCCAGCCACCAATAGGCGCTGGCACAGAAGCAGTTTTAGCTGTGTTTTGTTTGGCTCTCTGTAATAGCATTATGAACCATAGCCTGTGTCAGGAATATTAGCGTAACCAATAAGCACTCTGCTTGGTTGCGGTGCAAATGACAGGTTAGGTGCGCCTTTATCATTAGCCTTAGCAATAGTTAAATAACGCTGATAATCTTGAGAAACAACGGTAGTATCAAAGCCTTTAATGCCCCAATACTTCATTTTAGTCAGCAAAACCATGATACGGTCATCTAAAACCGTAGTATCTGAGTCGGCAGTAAAGCTATTCTTAATTGTTCCGTCTGCTGCCCTTGCCCAGC